CAAAAATTGGTAGACCCTAATTTTTTTGTAAACAAATGGTGTATGTCTTGCGTGGCTGAAATGTTACGCATCCTATACATTGTTACAAAGTTTGATGAGAAAGATATAGTTGTAGAAACTGTTGTACAAGAAGAAGTAAAACAAGAAGAACCGATAGTTAAAGAAGAACCTAAACCACAACCTAAAAAGCGTGGTCGTAAACCTAAAAAATAATGCCTGTATTCAAATGTTCTAATGGCAAGTGGCGAGTAGGTAACTCGGATTGCATATACGATACTAAAACAAAAGCCGAAGAAGTGTGGAGAGCATTACTTGCAAAAGGAATTTATGCTGCTTCAATAGTTTCTTTTGACTTTGACGATACACTTACACGACCTAAATACCAAGACATTGCAAAACGATAAATTGAAGCTGGTATAGAAGTTTATATTGTAACACGAAGACAAGAAAGTGCAAATGAAGAAGTGTTTAAATTGGCTGGAGAACTTGGAATACTACGAAGCAACATACATTTTACTAATGGTAAGATGAAATGGGAATACCTAAAGCGTTCTAATATCAAAGAACATTACGATAATAACAAAGACGAGATAGATTTAATCAATAGCAATACCGAAGTAAAAGGTATATGGGCGCAATAAACATTAACGCACTTCAAGAAATACAAGCACTTATAGAAGTTCTACGAGAGTTGGAAGATATTGATATGCTTGGGAATGGCATAGGCATAAAGATTAAGATATTAAATAGAATAGATAGTTTACTTGATACGCTATAATGGATATTACATTAATCAAACCAAACCCAAATAACCCAAGAGTAATTCGAGATGCTAAATTCAAGCAACTTGTAAGGTCTATTCAAGAGTTCCCGGAGATGTTAGAATTACGACCAATAGTTGTAAATGAAGATATGATAACGCTTGGTGGTAATATGCGACTTCGTGCTTGTATTGAAGCAGGACTTACTGATGTTCCGGTAGTTATTGCAAAAGGATTAACTGAAGAACAGCAACAAGAGTTTATAATAAAAGATAACGTAGGATTTGGAGAGTGGGATTGGGATGACTTGGCAAATAATTGGGACGAAGCAAACCTAAAACTATGGGGACTTGATTTCCCGATGTTTGACGAAGGCAAAATAGAAGATGAACAAGATAGCCAACTATTTATAAAGGTTTCAATAGAAGCCACCAATGACACCTTCATTGAGATGAATGAGAAGTTGCAAAACCTATGCGATGAATACAACGTAATTATGAAGGTAAAATGAAAAAGCACACTAAACTTTATCTTAAATTCTTTGGGTTTGACGAAAGCGACTTCATACCTTGCGAGATTTGTGGTAGTTTGGCAGTAGATATACATCACATCGAAGCGAGGGGAATGGGTGGAACTAAACAAGCCGAAACTATTGACAACCTAATGGCATTATGCAGAGAACACCATATGGAGTTTGGCGACAAGAAGCAACACAAACAATACTTATACAACACACACGAATTTTATATTGAATTAAGGAAACGAGGCAAACTATAATGGCAAAGAAAGCAACTGCATCAAACAAACAAGTATCGTTTGGTAAACGCAAAGTAGGTAAAGCAAAGAAGCATAAGAACAAACGTGAAGATGCAAAGAAGTATAGAGGTCAAGGAAGGTAATAACAAAGAGAAAACAAAGAGCATATGGCTAACAACGAAAACCTAATACCAATAAAGCCGGGTGAAACAAGAAACCCAAATGGTAGACCAAGAAAGTATGTTTCGGAACTTCGTGCGCAAGGCTATAAGCTGGCAGAAGTAAACGATGCAATCCAAGTATTAATGTCAATGACAATAGATGAACTTAAAGAAGTTTATACGAACCCGAAAGCTACGGTACTTGAGAAAACTATCGCAAGTGCAATCCGAAAGTCAATCGAGAAAGGTAGCTTATACTCTATTGAAACTTTACTTACACGAGTATATGGCAAACCTAAAGAGCAGGTAGATTTAAATGCTTCGGGTGGTATGGAGATAAAGGTAGTTTATAGCGATGGAAGTAACGATAGAACTGAATAAACCACACGATGGACAACGTGCAGTATTAGAAAGCGATGCGAGGTTTAAAGTTCTTATGTGTGGTCGTAGGTGGGGCAAATCATTAATCAGTAAAAACATTTCAATAACCGAAGCATTAAATGGCAGAATTACAGGATATGTTACACCTACTTATGCACTTGCTAAGGTATTCTTTGATGACATTTCAAAGATAATACCAAGTGAAATAGCAACTGCAAACAAATCAGACCTTACTTTTAAGTTTATAACCGGTGGTGAAATACGTTTCTTTACCGGTGAGCGATTAGATAACTTTCGTGGTTTACGTTTGCACAATGTTATCATTGACGAAGCTGCATACATACCACATTTACAAGATGCTTGGAATAACGCAATAAGACCAACGCTAACCGACTTTCAAGGCAAAGCCATATTCATATCTACACCAAGAGGTAAGGACTTCTTCTACGGCTTGTATTTGCGTAACGAAGGCGATTGGCAATCATTTAAATATACAACTTATGACAACCCACATATTAAGACTAAAGAGATTGACGAAGCTAAATCTTCATTACCTAAAGCAGCGTTTGAACAAGAGTATATGGCGAACCCAGCAGAAAATGCAGCTAATCCGTTTGGTATTGACTTTATACGTCAAAACATTTCGCAAATATCCAACCATAACGCTACTTGCTACGGTATTGACCTTGCTAAATCTTACGATTATACTGTTATACTTGGGTTTGACCACAATGGCAACGTTTGTCACTTGGATAGGTTTCAGTCTGATTGGGCTACTACGAAACAAAAAATACGTCAATTAGATAACGTGCCAAAGCTAATAGATGCGACAGGTGTAGGCGACCCAATAGTTGAGGAATTGCAACGTGAAGACCATTTGATTGAAGGATTTAAATTTACGAGTACAAGTAAGCAACAACTAATGGAAGGTTTGGTTACATCTATTCAGCAGAACGCTATCAAATATCCGGATGGTATTATTGTAGATGAACTATCAATATTTGAATACCTATATACTGCACATGGGGTAAAGTATTCAGCACCTAACGGAATGCACGATGACTGCGTTTGTGCGTTGGCATTGGCAAACAAAATATTTATCAAATCTCAATCGTTCGGTAAATATGCTTTGATTTAAATAAAAATAATTTTGTTGATTATCAATAAGTTACATTGATATAAAAAAAATAATTAACTTTTTTCTTGCATTATATTGTTTATTAATTGTACATTTGTTTAACAAAACAAATAAACAACTAAAATAAAAATCATGAAAACTATAACAAACGAAGAATTATTAGAAATGTTAAAAAAAGAAATTGAAAAAAATGGCTTGTATGTTTACGGTGACAGAAGAAGAACAATACAAGAAATGTTAAGAATGAGAAACGTAAAGTTTTAATAATGGTAGAATATAAAATACTTTGGCATAGCGTAAATAATGCTATGCCAAAAAGAAATGAGTATGTTTTAATTGAAACAAGATTTTGCAGATACCCCGCTTGTGTTGGTTATTATAATGGAGTTGATTGGATTAGTGCAGATGACAAAACTAAAATAATGAATACAATAAATTGGGCAGAAATAACAATGCCATAGAATGAGAGATTTAGCGTTTGAATTTTTTGATAAGATGAAAGCTGGGCAGGTAGTAGCAATAAGGGAGATAGCAAAAAAAGACCCGGAAGCGTTTAAGCAATACCTAAAAGATTACATTGACTTGGGTGGGCGCATAACTATTTCAAGCGATTGGAAGAAGTTTCGCAAGGATAGTGATGAAAGAGATTTTAAATAGGAGCATAAGGTATGTTCCTTTTTTTGTACACTTATATTTATAAATATGAAGCATTGGAATAATTTAACCATTGAAGATTATCAGCACATCTACGGAATTATTGTAGATGAAACATTGAATGACTTTGACAAAGAAGTTAAACTTGTTGCGTTGGTAAATGAATTGAGCGAAGAAGAAGTGGACAATCTACCTATTGACAAATTTAAGTCAATGAAAGATAGCCTTTCATTCTTACACGATGGCAAGATTGAAGGTAAGTTAAAAGGCATTATTAAAGCAAATGGTAATAAATACCAAATGTCGTTAGATGCTTTTAAAATAACATACGGTCAATACGTTGACTTGACTTCTTTTATGAGTGGTAATGGTGGGTTGGTTGGTAACCTGCATTTAATTATGGCATCTTTAGCAATGCCTGTTAAACGTAATTGGATTGGTATCCCTTACGTTGACGGATACGGAAGCAAACCACATAACGAGGTTGCAGAAGATATGCTAAAAGCAAACTTTGCTGATTGCCATAACACCTGTATTTTTTTTTGCAAACTTATAAACGACTTAACAAAAGTTACGGTACGTTATTCGGTCAAGGAAATATTGAAGAGCAAGAAGGTAACGAAGGAGAAATTGAGAGAGATACTGAAACCTTTGAAGCAAGGTGGGGATGGGTTTATAATGCCGAACTTATTAAAGGATTTGAAGGAATTACTTTAGATAATGTTTGGGAGTTACCGATAATACAAGCGCTAAACGGATTGGCTTACTTAAAAGATAAGAATCAAAACGAAAGGCAACAAATAGAAAAAATGAATAATAAGTATGGCAAGTCCGTTCGGTAGTAAAGGTATAAGTGATGCAATCTTAAATAAACCTATTGAGTTTAGTGAGATTGAACAAGCACTTATTGACTATGCAAAATTGATAGCCGATACTGCTTCCGATAATTTGAATAAAATTAATAAACACGGAAGCGATACCAATGCCAGCGGAACTTTGCAAGAAAGTATTAATATAAGTCCTGTAAGTTTTATGGGTGGTAATTATAGTATTGAAATCAGAATGGCTGATTACTATAAATGGGTGAACGAGGGTAGACCACCGGGTAGAAGACCATATTCGGGAGATATAAAAAAGTGGATTATTAAAAAACAATTACGACTTGATGATGGTGGTCTTACTAAAAAGGGATATAAAAGACAAGGAACTTTATTAGCATCAAGCAAAAAGAAGGTTAAACTTGGAAAGAAAAAAGTAAATATACTTGATGCAGTTGCATATAAGATAGCAGCTAAAATTGGTAAACACGGAACTGAACCAACAAACTTTTTAAGTGATGCAATCAATAGGCATAAAGAAGCAATGTATGAAGCAATAGCAAAAGCATTAAAAACTGATATTATACAAACATTTAAACCATCATAATGGCAATTACCTATATACAAACTCCAAAGACTTGGACACCTGTAAGCAACGACATGATTTACTATGTGCAAACCAATAGCGCAATTAGTAATCTATGGTTAGAGATTAATGTTCAAAGTTCATTAGTAGCAAGGATTAAACTTGTCGTGAATGACGATGGCTTTGCTTACTGCGATATTAAACAATTCTTACAATCGTTTATTAAGAACGACCAAATACATTTTGATAACGTATTATGGAAGGCATTGAACGATTTAAGTTACTTTGTGAATTATAGCGTTGTATGCGTTGAAACGATTGGTGGTACTGAATACGCAGACAATACAAGATATGCGTTTAATGGTCAACTTTCTTTTGTTAATTTCGTTGAATATGACGAACAATATAATACATCGTTAAGTCCATTAGGTAAATTCTTAACCAATTCTCCACGCACTCTTAAAACCGATTTTATTCGTACTAACTTTTTAAGCTACATTGACGGAAGTCCAACTGCTGTTAAGATACGTTTAAGAACTTACGAAAGTGGGGCAACTATACCAACTCACGTTTATGAAATAGACATTGACGATTTATCGGCACTTGCAGGTATCATTGCACTTAATAAAGATAGCATTGGTGGTGAAATTGTATTGTGGGAAGATGTATCTGAATTGTGGGAAGAATTATCACCACAAACTTGGGACGAAATGGGTGGGTATATTATTAATCCAAACGTAACGCAATACGATATTTGTTTAATTGATACCGAAGGCGATGAGGTTACCGAAAGGTTTTACTTTCAGCTGGAAAGTTATTGTTCTAAATACCCTAAAACAAATGTGTATTGGCAAAACTCTTTAGGTGGGTTTGATAGCTACACTTTTAATATGGTTAAAAAGAAGCGATATAACATTGATAGAAAATCTATTCAATCAAATCCTTATAACTTTACAAACGAAGGATATTCGCAACACACCGGGAACGTATTTAACCTATCTAACCAAAACTATTT